TCTGCCAATTTTTCTTTTACAATATCCCATTGTTTTGGAGTAATATTGTATTCATGTACTCCTTCTGAAAATCCTTTTAGCCAAAGGATAAATTCTTTTGATGTCATAACTATTGTTCTTTTAATAACGATTTAGTCTTTGGGTCTGATTTTGGTAATTTGTTTTTAGGAACTAATTTGGTGTTATCCATATCAATATGTATAATATTTCCTAATCCACTTAACTTATAGGTTCTATATGAATCATTTGTTATTATTGGAACTCTACTAACAACATTGGAATAAAATTGCTTTGCCCCACCTTTTATATTTAATTCAGTTTCTTCATTAACAAATTTACCAAAAAATTTAGTAATCAATTCTGGTTTAATATTAGTTACTTTAATTGCATGAACTATATCTTTTAATTCGGAAACAAATAAAGTATAAATTATAGGTGCGTTCATTTCACCATATTTACCTTTATGCCCATCTACATATTCGTATTCTTTAATTATATAGAAATTACCCCTAATCATTTGTTTAGGGGTAATTTTTTTAGATTCATTAATAAATTTTCTATAGAATGGATTAAAGTTAATCATCTTTTTTTAACATTTTCAATTTAGGTAATTGCAATTGTTGAAATTTAGGTTGTACTTTACTATAAATACCATATTGATTTAAAATTACATCAAACAATTCTGTCATTTTTCCTAAACTAAAATTCTGTTTATTTTGTTTTCCTAATTTAGATGACTCAACTTTATATTTATCATAATTCTTATAAACATCTTTAATTACAGATAATGCTTTTGAAATGTTTACATTAAACCACTTTGCTTCTTTTAATAAAAATTGGTCTGCTGCCGATTCATGTACTTCTTTTAACTCTCCTTCTAACAATACTGCACCATTCTTTAAGAAATCCAAATGTCCACTCCAACCACTTACTATAATTGGTTTTCCCGTCAAACTGAATTCTAATAACGGTCTACCAAACCCTTCACCCTTTGTAAAGTTTAACATTGCCTTTACCTTTGGGTGTTCATATAACCCATTCATTTCGGCTTCTGTTAAATCACCATGTAGTAAATAAACAGGAATTTGTCCATAATCTTTACCTAATACTTCTTTAATCTTTTTAATAGTTACTTCTCTATCCAATACACTAAATCCTGCTGAACTGGTTTTAAGAATCAATGCTGGTTTCTTCTTTTCGTTTTTGAATGCCATTGCGAATGTTTTAATCATCATTCCCACATTCTTTCTATCTTCACTCAAATCACCTCTTAACCAATGTCCTACGAATAAGAATGCAAACTCTTCTTTGATTTGGTCTAATTCGGTTACAAATAGGAAATCATCAGTTCCAAAGTTTTCATTAAATCCTTCGAAAAGAACTTCAACTGGTTTTTGGATTTTATGTTGTGCAATCAATTTACCACTTTGTTTATCTTGCTCATTGTAAACGGTATCAACTAAACTTTTCTTTGAATGTTCGGATGGTACAATTATTAAATCCATTCGATTACAACCATGTATCCAATCTAATGCACAATGTGTAGTTTCAATTGCCGCAGTAATTCCAATATTATAATGCCCCAATGGTTGAAATTCATTTGGAACGGTAACTTGAACATAAATATCAGGTTTTTCTTGTACACCTGGAATAATATTATCAACTACCCATTTATGAAATTCATTATCATAATTAAGAGCATCCATTGGGGTTTGTCCCCAACGAGTGCTAATAACTTTAATATCAAATTTATCTAATTTATATAGAGAATGTAATAAATCTCTCGCGTGGTCACCATATCCACTCCTTGTTGCTACTGGTGCCTGAAATACTAATGTTGGTTTCATACTATAACTCTATTAACTTAAATTTTTTCTTTGGTTTCCAATTTTCAAATGCTCCTTCCATGCCATCTACTAATGTTTTACACATTGCTTCTCTGCTTAACAAACCATCACCTAACATCCACTTTCTACCTTTCAATGCCGCTGCATCTCTATCTTCTTTTGGCATCTTATACCAATCCATAATTAAAGGTGAAATATCTTCAAAATCAACTCTATCATCAAATATATATGGAGTTGGAACTGAACCTGTTGTTGAACGAACTGGCCAAATTGGTTTTACCCAATCTCCCCAAACTACTGTATTCTTTTTATGTCTATCGTGTAATGAACCAATCTCTACATAATCATCTGCGGTTAATAACTTACCAGTACCCTTATCTCTGAATCCACATTGGTCTTGCAATCCACCTGTAACTGTTACAATGATTGGAGTTCCTGCCATTATAGATTCTGCAGTTGCTAAACCAAATCCTTCGTTAGATGCTACATTGATTGTTACATCTCCTAAATTATAAAGATAGTTTAATTGCTCTTCTGTGTATCTATTTGGTGCAAATACTACATTCGTTTCGGATGAACAACATTCTGCTATAGTTCTTGGTAAATCCGTACCGTGCTCTTCTACCGGTTGTGTGTGCATTAATAAACATACCTTACTTCTATGTTCTGGTGCTAATGCCTCCACAAACTTATCAAATGCAAGAATTACATCAATTGGTTGTTTTCTACGAATGTTTCTATTATTCCAATATAAAACAAAATCGTACTCTTTTTCACCAAAGATTTCCTTTTTAAATTCAGCAGGTACTTCAATTGGTTTATACAAATCCGAATTAATACCATGTGGTACATAACTCACTTGCCAATCGGCAGGTTTAGTCCAATGTTTTTCTTTATCCCAACCCCATACTCTACGGGTAATACCATAAGTTTGCTTAGAAATACAACCAATCCAATCACAACTTTCGTAGTAATCTCTGTTATATTTTGGGTCTGGTAAATCATCCCAAATATGATAGAAGAAAAGGGGTACTGATTGACGAATTTCATGCTCAATTTCATACAACCAAATCCAATATCTCGGGTCTGTAAAGTGTAGAATTGCATCTGGTTTTTCAATCATTAGTAATTGACGGATAATATCCGCATTACCATAACCATCCGATGGATAAATTTTAACAGATGCATCTTCTACACCTGTTCTTTTACGAACATCTTCGTTTAAATCTAAAACTTTACCTGCTTCTGGATGTTTGATTGCTGCTCCTAATTGTACCCAATCGTACTTATCAACCGTTCCCATAACTAATTGTTTGGAAACATTAGCTATTCCACTTGACATTCGGAGGTCATCCGATAATAATAGTATTTTCTTTTTTGCCATAACTTTTATTTATAATTATATGTATTGGAAATTTAGATTTTTCCATCACAAATTCCTCTTTGAGAGAACTCACACCATTTACAATTCTTCTTATTTTTACCAGGGTTCTTTACAAATTCTACCTGTCTGTAATCACCATTCTCATCAAATACACTATCTACAAATTCTCTAAAAGAATTCCAAGCTTTGTTTACAGATGGTTTACCACTTGCAGGTATATGCTTTGAAATACGAGGTATTGTATAATCTGTAGATTCTGATACTTTACGTTTTAATATGATGAATTCAGCATCAATCATATCTTGAGATATATTCAATAACTCTGCGTAGAATTTCTTATAAAGGAGAATTTGTGCATTTTTAATATCATCTGCTTTTTGGTATTTGTTCCAACCCATAGTAGATGTTTTAAAATCTATAATACGATAGCGACCTGTAACTTTGTTTCTAACCACCATATCTAAAAATCCTAAAAAACTTACATTTTCAGCAATTTTAGTATTGATAGGTTGTTCGATTGCTACTAACTCATCATTTGTTAATGAAAAGAAACTGTTGAAGTTTTTAGGTTTTTGGAAATAATCTAATATAAGATTTCCATCTTCTAAAAACTCAACCAATTCTTCTTTTGTACAAATAGGATTAGTACCATCTAATGATTCTTTTAGATATAACTCACGCATCTTCTCTTTCAAAAATGCTTTTGTATCCATTAGTTTATCTGCTTGTGATTTTGAAATACGCAAACACTTATCCAAATATGTTTGGAGTGTTTCGTGCATTGCAGTTCCAAATACTAAATGGATATTTGATGTAGAGATGGATAATCCATCAATATAATTCAACTTATACTGATATGGACATCCGCTCCACATTGAGTATTGACTAAAAGAAACTCTTCCCACTATATTTTAAGTTTAAGTTTGGTAATTTGTTTTGAATCAATACCATATTTTTCACAGATGAATTTAATGTTTTCTCTACCTTCTCTCGAAGAATATAGAATTTCTATGTAATCAATAGCTTGATGTTCAGAACAAATATACTCATTTTTTATGAGATTTACAAGCCATTCCTCATATTTTTCTCCTGCTTTTCCTTTAATATATTTTAGGTAATACTTTCCTTTAGGGATGATGTCTATGTACAACTTATACATTTCCTTCGGTGATAGAGTTTGCGTTAAAGGAAGTATGGTTGCAATGAGTTCTACCCATTCAGGTTTCATCGAAAGGAATCTATTAATCATAAAGTTACTCCATGTCTTAACATCCTCCTCTGTTAATTTATCAAAGTAGTTTGGGTCTTGTTCCGATGTAATCGCAGCAATGTGGTCAAATAACTTTTTCCCTGCCATTATTCTACTATTGATGATGGTTTATCTCTCAATTCCAAAGGTAACAACTCTTGCAATGCTTTACCACATTGAGTACAAAGATACATTTCAATTGGAATGATTGAATCTTGTGCTTGACCTGTTACTAATCTTGATAATTTTTTGAATCTAAATCCTGGCATAAATACTTTGTTGCCACATTCACAATCCATATCTCTCGCATCACTTATATTGATGCCCATTGGTAATCCTTGTTCCATTACTTTATAATGTTTAAAATTTGAATAATTGTACTCATAAATACGATTTCTTTATCTACCACCAATGCATCTTTGGATATACCCTCTGCTATAGTTAGTATTACATTTGCCGTATTACCTGCTGCATATTCATCTACTCTATCATATAACATAGAATACATTTCGGAATAATCGTTTAATCTGTTATCCGCAACTGCTTGTCTGATATTCATAAACATATTACGTTTATCATCATTTGCTTTTAACAAATCTACCAATTTAGTTTGGAAGTTAGATTCCACCATAATTTGATGGTCTACTTTCAACTCTCCTTTTGCAGATTGTAATTGGCAAGTATTTAAGATTCTACGAATATCTGGATAGTATGAACTAATTATATCAGCTACATTTTTTAAATCGTATTTAATATTTTCCGCATCCAAAATTCTAGTAACCTGAATTGCAACATCCTTTTTAGTTGGAGGTGTGATTGCAAATGTTTGACATCTACTTTTGATTGGGTCAATAATCTTTTCGTGATAATTACACGTTAGGATAAATCTACAATGTTTAGAGAATGTCTCCATTAAGTTACGCAAGATTGCTTGTGCGTTTGGAGTCATATAATCAAACTCATCCAAAATAATAATCTTAAATCCCGCAAATCCCATAGAGGATGCAAAGTTCTTCACCTTATTACGAACTGTATCTACGTTGTTCTCATCTGATGCGTTAATAATCATACTATCACATTTGATTGTATTTACAATAAGTTTTGCAAGTGTGGTTTTACCAGTTCCTGCTTTACCATGTAATAACAAATGTGGAATATCATTATTGTCCAAATATTGTTGAATGGTTTCCTTTACGGTTTCATTTCCAACATATTCGGCAAGAGTTTGTGGGCGGTATTTTTCCACCCATAAACTATGCTCTCTTTTACTATTTTCGTTTGCGAAAAAACTCATCTTTTTTTATTTACCTGTTGAACCAAACCCACCTATACCTCTACTACTTTCACTTAACTCATCTACTACTTGTAATTGAATTACAGGATGAGGAACTATTATGATTTGACAAACTCTATCTCCTACATTATATGCAATGGAATCTAATCCATTTAACTTATTAAAAGTTGCCTGTAGTTCACCTCTATATCCTGCATCAATAACACCAACTGAATTACTTAATATCAATTCTGTGTTTCGTATTGATGAACGGGGAAATACCAATCCAACCATACCTTCTGGTATTTCCATAGCAATTCCCAAACCATATGTGATTTGAAATGATGTATTTGATATGATTTTAGTTGCTACCAAATCTAATCCCGCATCACTTTCTTTTGCATATTTTGGTTTAACTGAATTTTCATCCAATAATTTAATCTTTACTTTCATTTTTTTCCGTTTGCTCTTTTCTTACCGCTTTAGTTTCTTCTGAAATTTCTCTTGGGAAAATTCTAAAAGTCATTCCATTTTGTTGGAAATTCAATCCTTCACCTGTTTGAGGTTGAATTTGTAAAATCATCGGTGCTGATTCTTCTCCTTCATTTGACCATGCAAAAACTATTGGTTCATTGTTAAAAAATTGAAAACACCATTCCGCATCTGCGATTGGTTTTGATTCAGTTGCTTCGATACTACCTGCTTCTTGTTGTTGTAATTCCTCTTGTGGAAATAATTCTAATTGTTCTGCCATTTTATTTTTATTTAATTGTTTACAAATATACGAAAAATATTTTAGAAATCAAAGAACTTTTTTGCAGTTTGAACTTCGTTAGATGCTTTGTTCCATTTCAATGCGTTATAAAAATCATCTAATTTGTTTTCCAACTCTGCTTTGTAAATCATATCTCTATCGATATACTGTTCAATGAAATCCATAATCTCTTTTGGGTCGTTGTAATCTTTGAATGCAACTGTATCTAATCCTAATGGATTTTGTCTTAAATACACCCACTTAACTTTATCACCATCTCTAATTGGTTCGTGCTTAAACGG